CTCCTATGTGTAATTATATTAGTAATTATACCATTTTTTAATCATAAAAAAAGAGGGTAGAAGTTAATCTACCCCCTAATTTTATTAAGAAATTATCTCCTTGCGAGAATCAATTTCTGTAGTGCTGCAATTTGCTTGTTAATTGTTGCAATAAGTGCAACGATTGACTTCAAGATTTCAGCATTGGATACCTCTGCTGAACTTGGTGCAACTTTGTATGAAACTACCTTAGCAGAATCTGTTGCTACATATGCAGGTAGATCAACTACTGCATTGTATGAACCAGTATTATTACCAACGGTAAACTTGTAAGCCTTTGCTCCGTTTGTAAATGTATCTGTTGAAGTTGCAGTTCCAACTAGTGTTAGTCCACCAGCAGAGATTGCTACGCCTGTTCCAAGTGTTGCAGCATCATGTACCTTAGCACCTGAAATATCAGTTGCAGATACAGTTAGTGTTGCAATTTCGCCTGGAAGGTATGAATCTTTATCCATCTTGGCTGTGTACTTGTTTACACCTTGACCACAACGTGCATCAAACTCGTTTGAGTAGATAGTTGTAAGATCTGCAAGAGTATGCTTAATGCGTACCTTTGTTGATCCTGATGTAGCAGCACATGTCCAACCACCAGTTTGTACAGCGGTAGCAGATGATGCTCCACCTACAGAAACTGCGGTAACTTGTGAATCATACTTTGCGGTATCAGCAGTTGGAGTAACTCCAGCAAGTTGATTACCAGCAGCATCCTTGACTACAAAGTCATAGGTGCCTGTACGTGCCCCACCAGCCTGTGCAATGTCTTCACCAGAAACTACAATAGATGCAGCCTGACCAGTAAATGTAATTGACTTAGTTGCTAGAGTTGTACCATTGAATGTAACAGTAATTGTAGTTGCTACTGGCTTGTTAGCATTAGCAGTACCTTGGGTTACATAAAGAACTCCTGCCACACCAGTCTTTGCTGCTGCATTAACTTGTGTAGTTGGTGCCCCGTCCCATGCTACTACTGCGCCATTTGAAGCAGTTGCTTGAATTACGCCATTAGTTGATAGCGCTGCTGCGTAAGCATCCATTGCACGAACATTTACATATCCTGTGCTAGCGTTAACAACGGTTGTAGATCCAGCAACATCTACGCTAGATGTTAGAGTTCCTGCTGTTGATGTATCTTGTACACGAACATAAGAATCTGCTACAGACAAAACATTTGTCTTTGCAACAGTTGAGGCATAAATTGTTTTAATGTCAACTGTAGAAGTGGCTGATCCAACCTTCTTCTTTTGAGTTACTGTTACAGTGCCTGCACCGTTAACAGTTAACTTAACATTCGTAGGCAATACAACTGCTGTTGAAGTTGTTGCTGTAAATGTAAATAATTTACCTAAATTGGTAAGTGTAACCCCTGTAGGGTTTGATCCTGCTGCTGTGTAATCAGTAAATGTAGCAGGTCCAGAGATTTCTAACGATACGTTGTCATCTGCTGTTGCAGCAAGAGACTCAGAAGTAGTTAATGCAACAACTGCATTTACTCCAGCCTCTGCTTTAGTTGTGTCTGCTAATACTGTTACGCCACGAGCACCGTTAGCAAGGCTATCAGATAATACATACCCGTTAGTTACTGCTGCTTGAGCCTGCGGAACTGCAACAAAGAATGTGCTTGCCAACGCTGCAGCGGTAACAAGTGCGATCTTTTTTAATGAATTCATTTTTCTCCTATTTTCTTTTATATTAGATTAAATCTATCCAGATAGTCTTTTACATCATCTGGTATAGGCTTATATTGTATCACGTTGTCAGAATGGCTGTCAACTTGCTTGGGCCTATCTTTAAACGTGTGTACCTCTATTTCTTGCTCAATATTTTTAGAGGTAAAACTAATTGCTCCAAATACCGCCCCACATACGGCATCAGCAAGGTCTTTAGATTTTTTACGTGGGTGATCAACTTTTTTATCATTAATAATCTTAAGTTCTCCCATCTCTTCCAATAGAAGAGGAATCATTGGCATCGCAACCCTCTCTTCATACACAAGCATGGCCAAATCTTCATAATGTTTTTTACCAACAGAAATAGTTTCTGTTTTGATACCAACAGATTTTAATTCATTTTGAATATCAAAAGATTGCCATCTATCAAAAGAAACCAATCCAATATTAAACCCTTGCCTTCTTAAATTAATAATCCAATTTTTAACATCACTTAGATTTACTGGACCTTCTATCTTGGGTTCCCACCAAGCAACTGCATCTACAATTACGATTGGAGCAACCTGCTCATAGTCTTTTAATACCTGCACACTAACCCACTTATCTACATGTGCTATTGCTACCGCACACTTGTCATGTTTTTGTGCAAGGTCAGCATGAACATAATATGTTTTTTCTGGATCTGGCTTAAATGAAGCATCAAACCTTTTTGAACTATCTAGTGGATTTCTTAAAGACATGCATAATTCTAGTTTTTCTCTTTGTTTAAAGAATGCATCAGATGAATAAGTTGGCTTACAAGCAAACCGCATCATTGCATCACCCAAATCTGTAAAAAAGGATAGTTTAAAATCTTCTATGCTTCTAGTTGGATTAACATCCCAGGTTGGTTTTTTTAATGCAAGAACCCCTGGAAACTTATAAGATAAAATATGATCTTCATCCCAAGATATTTCAAATGTATTATCTGGACTATCTTCTGGAAGTGTTGGGTTAATAATAAACTTATGATGTTTTTGAATGGTTTCTTTCTCTGCTATAACATCATCATATCTTTTTGATATAAAGTCTCCAACGTATCTTGGAAAAGAAAGTAGAGCAACTTTCCCTAAGTCTGGAAAACGAGAATCTACCGAACCACGAAATGCTTTATAAATATTTTCTGCAGTTTTTCCTTGTTCATTCCCAGTTCCTACTTCTGATGCAAAACCAGAAATTTCATCTAACACTGCTAAAATTAAATTTAAACCTTCATGAGATTCTCTTTCTGAATGTCCAGAATAAACTGTAATTGATTTATTAAATTCTATGCTATCTGCTTTAGCATAAAACTTACCAGCAAACCAAGGAGAGTTCTCTATCTTGGTTTTAAAACCTTTAAAAAAAACATTTTTTGCTTGTTGGGCATTTATAGCCACGTTAATAATATCTATTGCATCTCCAGATGGCTTACCAAAATATCTCGATGGATCTTTTAAACATAGGAGTTTGTATACTAGATATGCACATCCTACTGTAGATGTAAAATCTTTACCGCTACCCTTTCCAAGTTGAAGAATAATTTCGTTTTTAGTGTATTTATCATAATGTGCACTTCCAGAATTAGTCCCCATTAAATCTTCTAAATCTTTTTTATAATAAATCTGACTCATTGCTTCTACAATGCTATATTGTATTTCTGATAGTGGAGGCTGATTTAAAAATTTTTCTGACTCAACAAATGTTTTAACGTCAACAGGGTTTTCTTCAAAAACATTGTCTTTTAATACTTCAATAAAGTCATTGAACATCGTGGACAATTGTTATAACCTCATTTTCTTTGGCGACATCTGCTAGCCTTCTCATAATCTTATCTCGTACTTCTGGATGTTCACTAGCAATGTCTCTTAATATTTCTACTAATATTTCTTGACGTCTTTCAATTTCTACCATTTCTTCTGCCAACTCTTTATTTTCTAACAAGCCAGCCTTTTGTAACATTTCTATTCTAGATTTTTCAATATCAACAACCAGTTTTATTCCTTGAGTTTTTGCAGAAAGATTATTGGTTAAGGTTGCTTCATCAATAACCTCATATGCCTTTGTGATTAATTTACCATAGTGGGCATCCATTGATGCCAGTGCCTCTTTAGCCCGTGCACGAATAGCATCATTTGCAGATGCCATAACTTTCCATTCATTAATTAATGCAACCACCCTGGTTCTTTGCATTCCCAAATCTTTTGATATTTTTGTTGGATCGTTTCCTTTAAGATACTCTTCAACAACTTTATTAACTTGATCTAAGTGCTCTACTAATTCTTGTTCAGTTGACATTTTTTTCCTTTGCCACCTTTAGTAAAACCAAATAGCCAATTAAATCATCAATGTCATTATCTCCAATGTAATCGGTCCCTTTCATTAAACGACTTAACTTATCGTCTATTCTTACATGCAACTGTTCTATTGGGTTTGCTTTACTAAAAATTCGTACTGGATTTAATGCTGAATCTCCGTATGAAATATTTTTATCAATAAGCATTTGTGCAATTCCATGACAGGTTGACCAAATTTGTTTACCAGATGGAGCAGTGATAGAATGAAGATATAAGTCGTCACATTTAAAACTTTTTACATCTTTATAAACTGGCCCTAGTTTCATCTTTTTGATTTCCTTAATCCAAATTTTGCAAGGTAGACGTAAATAGTTTCAACACTAGTTCCACACTCCTTAGCAATATCTTGTGGAGACTTTTTATCTATTACATAACGTTTACGAAGCCAAGTCTCACTTGTATATAGTTTAGCAGTCATATACTATTTTGTCAACTTTGCCCAGTTATTAATAGCCCAATGCCCAATACCACAGGAATCGGCAACATCATTATCTACAATATTTTTATCATACTCTAAATTAATAAAATTAATAGTTTTTTCTTTTCTAACTTCTCTTTCTTGAGTTTTATACCAAGATTCAGATTTGTTTGGGGTTTCTTGTCTCATTTTTATTTTTTCTTCTTTTGTAAAACGTTTGTTCCCTATATAGTTTTGCCAAGTAATTGGAGAAACTGACCCAATTTCTTTTACTCCACACTCCCAAAATGCTGCCAAAATTCCTCCCTGAACTAGGGCTAAGTCAGAAACAGTTTTAGGGCTATTCATAAAAACAGTATGCTCAATAACAACAGCATCTATAGAGTATGAATCAAATAGGGCTCTTGTTTTTGCATAAGCATCTCCTATTTTTTCATAAACAGTTCCACCATTAAAATTTAATTTTCCACAAGACTCTAACTTCTTATTATTAAAAATAGAAAAAGCAATGCTATTGGTGCTAGCGTCTACTGCACAAACCTTTTGCTTTGATATTGAATTAAGATTTACTATTTTTGCTATCACGTATCAT